CTACAATTCGCTGGGTCCTGCCTCTCCCTTCAACGGGTAGGTCTGGGCCCAGACTTGGCCCTCTCTTAGAGAGGGATCCCTCCAATATGGAGGAAAAACCCCCGTGTATCACGAGGGGAATGGGCTTCCAAGAGGCCCTTAAGCAGTACTTCCGATATCGGAAATCAGTTCCGTCTATGTTTATTAGTCGGATAGCCGCAGAGCGGCTACAAAGGCTTGGTTTGAGCAGGGCTCCCAAGTACCTCAGGGAACTTAGTTCCCAAGCACAATATAGAGTGCTAATGAATTCCCTCTGGGAAGACAGGTCGGACGTAAGGACGACCTATCCGGACTTCTTCCGGAAAAGAGTCTATGAGACTCTCCAATCCGGTCACCTTAACCGGATAAAGCAGTGGTTTTACACCGCTGATGGGCTAGTGGTTCCTATACTGCTAGCTTACCGAGGTGCCGTAGAGCACCTCCCAGTCGATCTTATAGATCGCGTCACCAAGTGGGCCTTGGTGAACTGTGCCAACGATTACGCTGGCTTTATCTCCTCTTTAAAGAGGATGAAGAAAAGACTTAGAAAGTCTTACGCACTGGGCCAAGACCCAGTCTTTCCTCGCAATCTTGCAAGGTACAGAGAAGTCTATGACTTCGTCATGGGGTGCTCGAGTGAGTACCCCGAGGATTGGAAAGTCCAATTCGAGATCCAGCATCTTATGTTGGTTACCCAGTCCCGTGCCACGGGGCTGGCTGATGCGGTCATGATGAGCCGCTCCCTGAAGAAATTCAGGGAAACTGTTAGTCAACAGTACAAGGAGATAACCCTTGATACACACTCTCTTATGAGTGTGACTGCCTTCGCAAGGAAGGTAAAGGGGACTTTCGCAAAGTCCTCGGCAGGCCCTGCGGGGGCACTGCAGGTCTCCCGGGAAAACGGGGGACAAACTAGGTTACTTAGTGACCTATGTCGTACACGTATCAATTATACGTACGACACCGTGACCCTTAGCAGGTCAGAAACGGAGTTCCGGAGGATCTCCAAGGTCCAGGATGTCCTGGACTGGGCCATTGAAATGGCCCTCACACGTCCAACTGTAGTTAGGATGTGCCGCACACATGTTGTGGCTGAGCCTTCGAAGGCTAGGGTAATTACTATTGCCCATTATGCATATACCTTCATTATGCATATCTTCTCCCACTTATGGAAGAGGGAGATAACAGACCAGCGAGCAGTCACTGGACTAAGAGGTTCTAGGAACCTCTGGGAATTCCTTAAAAAGGATCTCGACCCCCAAGAAATACTTTGGGAGGAGATTTCCCCAGAAGAGGAATCCAGTCCAGTGTACGCATTGAGCACTGATCTGGAGGAGGCTACCGATTACGGTAACCCATCTGTCGCGAGGCAGATTTGGAATGCGCTTATCGCGCATTCACAGTGGGCGGATGGATTCCCCACAGGTTTGGCTATATTAGCCAAG